TTACTCCTAAAATCTGAATTACTAATTTTTCTAAATTGTCTAAAGCACCGGGATTTGAGTTGTAGGCAACCGCTGCGGTGATTGTGAAATTTACTTTAACATTTACGGCAGTCTTACCAATTAGAGTTGATTCCAAATAAGGTGAATCAGGCACGATCACACATGCAGGCGGAATAATTGCTTCGGGAACAAATGAATAAACCGTTGCGCCAATAGTTTCTAGGGCAGCTGCTAATTCACCACGAACTTCGGCAATTGATGCGCTCATTGTGCAATTGTTTCGGTATCGATAAATGGTGCTAATAACCCAAATTGGCGATTGACCATACTACGACCAGTGCGGTAAATAGTCTGGGCAAAATCCACGCCCTCGATATTTGATCCAGGTGCAATGATTGCTTGGAATATGTCAGTGCTTAATCCCAACAAAGCATTTTTGATTGCTGGATTATTTGCATAAATCTCAGCCGCACTCGACCCATCAAGGGCGGCTAGACCAGCGGGGATAACTGGTGTGATTACTGTATCCGCTGCATCTACGCTTGCATGGAATGAATACACATTAGATGTCCGAGCATCAATTGTGTAAGTATCATCATAATCACCACAACCAGTCACGACAACTGATTGACCCTGGACAAAAAGATTAGCGCGGGTAGTAATAAAATAAATTTTGTCATTTTTGACTTCATAAGAATCAATTGCTGAAGTGTATGCAGTCAATAATGGCAACAAAACCAATTCAGCAGATTCAATTATTTGATCTAAGTATTCGTTGGAATACATGGATTCAGACACGCCTAACACTGCGCGTAAATCACTAGCACTGATAAGCATGTCTGATCCTCTCTGCTACGGCTGGGCGCACTCGGGAGCGAATGCACCCATGATTGTTAAGCCTTGTTGAATTTGTATGCTCCTGCGCCAATTTTCGTGGCAGTTGCACCATATCCATAAAGCATTACGCCAATTTGACCATTGGCAATTAAGTTTGTTCGCAATTGCAACACTGGTGATTCATACCAGGTATAAGCATCACGATTGATTACATACATGCAACCATCTGTTGATTGAGCGGCTGTTAATGCAGTATCAACCCAAAGATCAATTCCATTGACTGAACCGCGCAGGCTGCGTGGTTGTGCATTTCCTGCTGCGTTTTGTGGTTGCAATGCGTTATATATTGGTCGCCCATCCACATTCATTGCCATGATTGTTCCCCACATTGATGGAGAAACAACAATTGCATCAGCAAAACGGAATGTGTTTGCATAAACACTTACTGCACCTTTTGAAACCCAATCAAGTAATTCTGATGCGGTAATTGTTGCACCAGCAATTGTGAATGCAGTATTAGTTGCACCAGCCAAAATAACTGATGAGTTGTAAGCATTTGTTGCGCGTGCATATTGTGAATTGAGATTTGAAAGAATCTCATTTAAGAATGTAGGCGAACTTCGGTCTTGCAACTGGACTGACATCACTTGTGACCCGCTAAAGGTCTGAACATTTACCTGAATAAACTCAGATTCCATATTAACATTTGGTGTTGGATCATTTTCATCTGTTACTTCTACTGATGGCAGTTGAGTGATTTTTGGAATCTCAAATGTTAAACCAGCATCAGGCAATGTGCCTGTTGAAATTGAATCAATGGATGCACGAACATTGTCTGCTAGTCCATTTACGACCTCTGAAAGTTGGCGTGTTGGAATTAAGCCAGGATTGTCAGTGGTTGAATTGTTTGTTGCAGTGATGTATTCGCGTGAATCATGATCACCGCGTGTTGCTTGGATAGAATGGTATAAATAATCCGCAGTCGTCTTAATTGGATTGCGAACATTTGCATAAACCATTGGCATATTGCCAGCAGGTTTAATTGATAATGATGCCTCTACTGTTTCAGCAGATGCAGCAGGTGTTTCAACAATAGTGTCTGCCACTTTGTTTTCTCCTTCGGTTGGTGTTGTTTGATCTGCTTCCGATTTTGTTTCGGTTTCAGAATCCTCTGTCGCAGCCACGCTACTTACGCGTGCTGATCTAATTGCTGGCTCACTCGTTAATGCGACACCAGTCAAATCTCCTGATAAAACTTTCATTGTTCCATCCTTAGTCATTTCGTAATCATTCACCGCTAATTCAACGCTGAATCCATCACGCAAACCATCCATTGCTTCAACTAGCGCATCAGTGCCAGCAGTGGTGTTTGCAATTTTGAAAGTCGCATCAATTGACTTATCACCATTCATAGTCATTGAAAGTGTTTTGCCAATTCTGCGTGTGCGATCATGTTCTAAATTTAGAAATACATCTTTCGGTGCAATTGATCCTTTAGCAAATACCACTCGACCAGTTGATGCATTTGCTGCTTCATTGAACGCAACAATTCGCCCAGAGATTGTCCTGGATTCTGTATCAGCTGCGGTAATTTGCATTGGTGTTGTCAGTTTCATAGTGCCATGTCCTCTTTCTGCATAATTTCATCAGCGGTCATCACGCCGATGCGGTTGTATATTTCATAAATCTGCGCACGCTCTAATGCTGATCCGCGTAAGTAAGCATCCAAATCAAATCGCGCCACTGTTGAACTGGCGACAAAATCAGGCATGCTCATTCTCTGCTCAATAACATTCATGATCGGCATTAAACTCAGTTGCAATAAAGATTCCTTTTGAGTTGTAGCATTTGAATAAGTCATTGATGATCCAGTGTTTGAATCAGTGAAATAACTTGGAATGCCACACGCTCTACTAATTTCAGTAGAAATAAATTCTCGCGCTTTTGCCAATTGTAATTTTTCAGGATCAAATCCCACTGATTCCATTGTGACATCAGCATTTAAGAATGCAGTGCTTCTATTCCTTCGCGCAACGCCCCATTGCTCCAATAATTTTGCAATGCGATCTGCGGGCAACGCTGATCCATTTGACTTCAAAACCATTGATGGAATTGGCTCATTTGCATAATTAGCAGCTGCTCGCTCCAATGCTGCGCCAGTGCGAATTGTGCGACCTGCGCGATTTAATACACCTTCATCATTTCCGTAAAATACAACTAGGCTGCCAATGCCTTCATTCGGGATGTCTTGTCCATTTATGGCATAACCTGTTATCTCGCTGGCATTGGCATTAGTTTTAATAGTTACTCGGATTGGGTCAATGCGTTGAACTGATCGCACGCGAAATGTGTCCTGATACTGCTCCGTAATTTGTAAATACCCGAATCCATATAGCAAAATGTCACTAGCCAGCCATGCATAAACGGCTTGACCTGGCACGCGTGGATCAGGTGTGTTAAACACTCTAGGTGCATCTAATGTTTCACCAGTTGAGCGATCTCTTAACACAATTGGAATTGATGCAATTGATCCAGCAATGATATTGCGTGCGCGGGCTGCGGTTGGAATGCTCATGAATTCTTGATATGTCGCAGTGTATGCAGTAGGCATAAACGGATAAAGTGAATCAATTGAATTTAGTGGCGCAATGTTGTAAGCAGCTAAAACATCAGGGGATGGTGAATCAGCGCGTGCCTGGATGTTACGAAATCGATCAAGTATCGCCATTCCTTAATTTTTTCAGGCTTCTAGCATTATCCAATCAATATATCAACATCCGTTGATGGGCGTGTCGCAAAATGTGTAACCAACGCACCTGCAACGGCTGCACAAATTGCTGACTGACTAGCCCGCCTACCAAAGACAACACCGCCATCACCTCGGTTTAATTTGACCGCTGATAGCACCTGGATGTTTAAGGATTCCTGATTTGTATGTCTTAGGCGACCACTATTTATGGCAGATAGGAATTCATCTACCGCCTGCGGGTAATACCCATCTGCTTCTTGAACTGGGATGCCTGCGTGCCTTAAACGATCCGCTACCGCACCGCTGGTTTTGCGACTAAATAACAAATGCTCAATTGGGTATTTTCGGCAATAGGCAGATGCATCATTGGCAATGGCTTTGTCATCCAGGGTTAATTCATTGCTCCAGGTGTGTAGCAGTTTGATAATGAATTTGTCATCATCTAATTGCTGGGCAGCCACCAGGGCAGCATGTCTACGATCAGGTGAATGGTATAATGCCATCCAGGTAATTTTCTCAGCATTTAATTCTAAATCAGGGGATTGGCAAGCACGCCATTCAATCTCACCAACGGCTGCGGTGATTGTGGCAACCCACCTGGACAACACCTCAGTCATCACAACCTCATGAGGATCATTCAGCAATTGGGCGATATTGTCTGCATGGATTGTATGACCCAGGGCTGGCACTGCGGCAATTATGTTTTTTGGATCATTAACATCATCATTAGGAGCAGACCATTCAAAGTAAGCAATGTCATCAAGTGCGCCCGCAGCGGCAGCGATCCCACGATCCCGCAGCTGATTAAGCACCAATGAATGTTGATCACCCGCCGAACTAAATGCCATGATCATTGGATTTTTTGCAGCCAGTAATGAGTAACGCAATGATGCAAAACCTTCTAAGTCATGCTGCTCGCGCACTTCATCAAGTAATACTGTTGTAGGTGATGTGCCACGCGCTGCACTGTTTCCAGCCTTAATTGCAAACCTAGAAATCCCGGTCTTATTGGCAACTGTAATTTCCTCATTGCCATGTGACCATTTAATGCGTTGCACTTTCTTAGACAATTCATCACTGGCTTCAATTAATCCAACTAAGGTGCGAAATTGCTCCAGTGATGTTGTAAGTCGGTGAGCAGATGAGATTTGCAACGGCTCATCAAATATAAACATGCCAGCCAAAATTCTAAGAAGCATCAATGTAGATTTTCCCGACTGCCTGGACACAATAGTTGTCACCAGGGGAGTAGCCCACCTGCCATCAGGTTTAACTTTATGTG